GACGGTGCAGAGGTAATCGGTAATATCGTGCATTGTAAAAATCATAAATCAAGATTGACTATAGAAAATAAAATGGTAGATGTAAGATTAACTTATGATAAAGGACTTGACAAATACTATGGATTGTTAGATATTGCAGAGAAGTATAACATATTCAAAAAGGTATCAACAAGATATGAATTACCAGACGGTTCTAAACAATATGGTAAGTCTATTATGAATGACCCAGAAAAATACTTTACAAAAGATATCATGGATAAGATAGAAGAATCAGTAGGTAAAGAATTTAAATATGGATAATTATATAAGATGTTACGATAACGCAGTAACAGATGAATTTAGTGATATGTGTGTATTGAAGTTTGAGAACGATTATATCGCACACGAACAATGGCCTGAAGATAAACCATTCTTTACACAAATCAATCTAGGTAAGAGTGGTATGTGGGGAGATGAGAATACATATCTTACTGATGTTTTTACAAAGTATGTAAAGAAGTATAGAAAAGATTGTAAGATTGATAATAATCAATGGCCTAGTAGTTTTGGATTAGAACCATTTAGAATGAAAAGATACTTACCTGATGGTCAAAACTTCCCACCACATGTTGATGTAAATACAAAACAGAACTGCACAAGATTTCTTGCGTTCTTTTTATACTTGACAGACAACAAAGAAGGTAGTACCATATTCACTAATCACAATGTGAAGTCTTCTTGTTCGAAGGGTTCACTTTTAATATTTCCACCAAACTGGTTGTATTTACATTCTGGTGAAAAATGTGTGGAAAAAAATAAATATATTGTAGGTAGTTATGCTCATTACATTAAATAATTGTTGTTCTAAATCATATCTAGATTCTATGATGTTACTGTCGCAGAGAAGTGACCAATGGAATTTTAGATATCCAGAAGGTAAACCTTTTGAACAAAGGTTTGCAAAGATAAACTTAGTTCCAGATAATCAGAATACATCTCTTGCTGGTATGGCTATGGGTTTGTTATTACAAATCTTTGATGCTGGTGGATACAAATACTTTGAACCAGAGGTAAAGTTCTGTGGTATATCAGTTAAGGGTAGAGGTGTAGATGACCCACACACAGATACTTGGGATAAAGACACAGTCAAGATTTTAGGATTGTTAAATAGTGATTGGAATAGTGAAACAATGGGTGGTGGGTTTATACACGATAATAAATTACACACTCTGAAGCCTACAAGTTTCGTCATATTTGATTCGAATAAAGTACATTGTGCTCAAGATGTATTGACAGATAAGAAAAGATTTGCGATAGATTACGCAGTGAAAAGAAAATGAGTATTCGTGAAAAATTTGTGTATGTAGAAAGTAAATCGCAAGACCAGACTTGTATAGGTATCAAGGGTGGTAAGTTTGCTGGTGTGGTTTACAAATATGGTAAAGTTTCTTTTGCGAAAGAAGAAGATGAAAATGGAAACTTGCCTATGCAGTTTCAATATGATATAGTAGATAATAATGGAATACCCAGAGAACAATTTAATGATGAGTTCTTTAATCTCATAGGTGATATATTAGTTGAGGTTATGGACGAACAAACAAAGGTAGCAGTAGATGAGAAACCAATCCCAGTCAATAGAGAAAACAGCTCTAACTAATTTAATATGTAATGAAGATTACGCAAGAAAAGTTATACCTTTCATAAAGAAAGATTACTTCGCAGTAAGAGAAGAAAGATTACTCTTTGAAGAGATACTTAAGTTTGTAGAAAAATATAAAAAGATACCTACTAAAACCTCTCTGAATATAGAGATAGAAAGTAGAAAAGATTTAACAGAAGATGACCACGATAAAATAGTCAATCTTATTAGTAGTCTAAAACCTACAGAGGTAGACTTAGATTGGTTAGTTGACACAACAGAAAAGTTTTGTAAAGACAGAGCTATCTACAATGCGATTGTAGAGGGTGTCAATATTATTGATGGTAAAGATAAAAAGAGAACACCAGATGCAATACCAGATATTTTATCTGATGCACTATCTGTTGGTTTCGATAATAGTGTTGGACATGATTATCTTATGGACGGACAAGAAAGATATGATTTCTATCACAAGAAGGAAGAGAAGATACCTTTCGACTTAGAATTTTTTAACAAAATAACAAAGGGTGGATTACCACCAAAGACACTGAACATTGCACTTGCTGGTACAGGTGTAGGTAAATCTTTGTTCATGTGTCATGTTGCGTCTAACTGTCTTTCACAAGGTAAGAATGTTTTATACATTACTATGGAGATGGCTGAAGAAAGGATTGCAGAAAGAATAGATGCAAATCTGATGAATATCAGTATTACAAATTTACCAGAGTTACCCAAGAGAATGTTTGAAGATAAACTTGCAAGTATTCAAAAGAAGACAAGTGGTAAACTAATAATTAAAGAATACCCAACTGCGTCTGCACATAGTGGACACTTCAGAGGGTTAATCAAAGAACTAGCAATTAAAAAGTCTTTTAAACCAGACATAGTGTTTATAGACTATCTCAATATATGTGCATCAAGTAGATTTAAGGGTGGTGCAAATATCAATTCATATACAATCATAAAATCGATTGCAGAGGAACTTCGTGGACTCGCAGTAGAAACTGGTGTACCATTTATGTCTGCAACTCAAACAACCAGAACAGGTTTTGTATCTAGTGATATAGGACTGGAAGATACTTCTGAAAGTTTTGGACTGCCTGCAACAGCTGATTTTATGTTTGCATTGATACAAACTGAACAACTACAGGAAATAGGACAGATGCAAGTCAAACAGTTGAAGAACCGATATAATGACCCAACCATGTATAAACGATTTGTGATTGGTGTTGATAGAAGTAAAATGCGTCTGTATGATGTAGAATCACAAGCACAAGAGGAGATAGTCGATAATGGTCAAGAGAAACTTAATCAAGTCTTTGAAGAACCGTCTTTTGGGAAAGATACAAAGGACAAACAAATTGAAAGATTTTCGAAACTCAAAGTCTAACTACTATGTAAGTCAAGACAATCAAGATGTAGAAAGACCTTACACCGTAATGGAGAGTAAGACTAGAAAAATAATCACTAGGTGTGAAACAAGACAACTTGCAGAGAGTATTGCAAAGTTCCAAAACAAGACACCTACTTTTGGTTCACAAGGATTTCCTGACTTTCTAAAAGAATAAATAGTATAAAACAATTTTGTACTAATGGGAGCTTGGAATGTCACTGAATAGGTATGTTCGCCAACTAAATCCAATCAAAGAAAATAAAGTAACACCTGTCGTAAAAATTGACACATTTTTACAAGAACAGTCAACTGAAGCAGAAAAAGTTATCGCATCAGTTGGTGGTGGGTCTGTTGGAGAAGCTGTTTATGAATCTTGGGTTTATATAGTTGCGAAACTGTCTGGTAAAAATACCCTACCCACAATGTCAAATATTAAAAGTATATCATCTGAAAGTGAGTTTGTTAAAGATGGTGCAAAATGGATAAACAACTACAGAAAAAAATTTGGTACTGAAAAATCAGATAATTTTTTATGTGAAGCTATAGAGATAATCGGTGGTGATATAAAAAAGATACCTAATGTAAATTGGGGTAGTGTTGACATAATACACAGCAGTATTAATACATTTTATAAAAATGTACCTGAAAAATATTTTACTAAGGGTAGTAAAGCTAACACCGCTGATATGATACTCGTAGTCAGTGGTTCTGCAAAAGAATTATTAAATAAATTATCTACTTCAACTATGAATTGGACAAAAGATGGCGTGATATCAGTTGAAGGGACAAATATAAAATTCATTCAAGTATCTTTAAAAAAAGGTATGGACAATGCAAGGATAGGAAAACTTAACACCTTAATAAACACGATATACGGAAAACAATCATCAATGCCTTCACAATTAGTTGGAGAGGATTTGTCTGAGGGTATTTTATCAAATGTGTTTGGTCGTTTTACAGATATTTTATCAAAAGGATTTAATTTTGTATTAAAATTTGCAAAAAGTGTTTTTTCAAAAATAAGAAACTCTATCTTAAAAAGTGCGATTAAAATAACAAAATTAGTTGTCAAAGATAAAATGCACAAATCATCAGCAAAATTAACAAGTTTATTAGGAAGCACATTGTCAGAGGGTAAAAATGACCCTGTAAAAATAAATGCACCAATGTTGAGAGAAATGAAAGTTCTAAAAAATGAACTAATAGCAAAAGACTTGGTTAATAAAGAGTATGATTTACTTCTAGAGAATGTGCAAAAATTAAATAATAAAAAACCAAATATAATAAAATTGAATAATAGTGGTACTAATCCAAAATTAGAAATGAAACAGTTTATAAATCCAGCAAATATAGTTTTAAGTAGAGGTTTAAATGCATTCATCACAAGAGATGAATTATTACCAGCTTTAAAATTAGTTGCTAACTATGCGTCTTATAAAACTTTTAATGCAATGTTATCTGATATGTTAACAAAAGTTAATGTTGCAGAGAGGGTAACACAACCCTTAGTTGCTCTATCTGCAAAGTTAAAATCAGAAGCGATGTTTGGAGATACCTTACTTCCACTTTGGATTGTTTATGGAACAGGTGGTGGTGCGTATTACAAACACACTAAAAATGAGTTTGAAGATATGACTGCTGAAAAAATTAATGAGTTAGGTGAGTCTATGAATGTTCCGTTTATGGTTTTAAAAATAGGTCGTTCTTTAGGAAAAAAAGATTATAACTCTATAAATTTATATTTACTTGTTGGTGCTGTAAAAGTTGATACTGAACTTAAACCAGAATATTTACAAATACAATTTATTAATCGGAGTGGTAGTTCGTGGAGTTATAAAATTGATGCGAGCACTAAAGTATTAGGTGAACCAAAATAATGCTCAGATTTACAGACATACTAAACGAAAGTAAGGCTGGTAAGAACTTACACCTTGAACACATTGAAGATGAGATAATCAATCATGGTGTTGATGGTGGTAGAGCTGCAATCAACTTTCTGCGTTCACTAAGAGATATGTTGTCTGGTAGTGCAAGGTCTTCAGTAAGAATGACAGTCAAGTGGGACGGAGCTCCTGCAATCTTTACAGGTATTGACCCATCAGATGGTAAGTTCTTTGTTGCAAAGAAATCAGTATTTAATGTCAATCCAAAACTATACAAAACAAATGCAGAGATAGATGCAGATTTGAGTGGTACACTAAATGCAAAGTTCAAGGTTGCACTTGCAGAGTTATCAAAGTTAGGTATCAAAAATGTATTACAAGGTGACTTGATGTACACAGATGATATTGAAACAGAAACAATAGATGGGGTAAAGTATTATACATTTCAACCTAATACAATCGTTTATGCAGTTCCAGTAGATTCTGATTTAGGTAAAAGAATGAACAAGTCAAAGATAGGTATTGTATTTCATACAACCTATGAAGGTAAAGAGTTACAAGACATGAAAGCAAAGTTTGGTGCAGATGTATCTAAGTTAAACAAGACAAGTTCAGTATGGTTAGATGATGCGACATACAAAGATGTTTCTGGTACTGCAACTTTTAATGCAAAAGAAACAGAGGCGATTACAGCTATCCTATCTAATGTAGGAAAGACATTTCAAAGAATAAATGCACCCATGTTAAGAAACTTCCTTAAACTTCAAGAGAGTTTGACTGGTAATCTTATTGGTGCGTCACTAAAAACCTTTACAAATACAAAAGTTAGACAAGGTGAACAAGTAAAAAATCCAAAGAAACACGCAATAGATTATGTAAAGTATGTTGAGAATCATTTTAAGAAACAAATAGACAAAGTAAAGACACCAGCTGCAAAAGAGAAATACAAGAAACAACAACAAGAATATGTAAGAGAGTTTAGAAAACATACAAACAATCTTGCAAACATTGTTCTTTTTCAAAATCTAATGATAGATGCGAAGATGCAAATCGTCAGAAAACTAAATAGTGTTAAAGGTTTGACGGATACCTTTATTCGTACAAGTAATGGATATAAAGTAACAAATCCAGAGGGATATGTTGCGATTGATAGAGTAAAAGGTAACGCAGTAAAATTAGTGGACAGAATGGAGTTTTCCTTTAACAACTTCACTGCACTAAAGGCATGGGACAAATGAAAAAATTAAAAGACTTATACAGGACAGAAGACCTTTATACAGGTTACAAAGAACTTGATGATGCACTTGATGAACTAACAGAATTTAGAGTTATTGGTAGAGCACAACGCAGAAAGATTGCGAGAAGAATGGCCAAACTTGTTAAGACCGCTGGTTTTAAGAAGAAGGTTGAAAGGTCTAAGAGAAGGATAGCATCTGTTGCAAAACAGAAAGTTAAAGCTGCTAAACTTGCAAAACAAAAAGTTATTGATAAATATTTTCCAAGTTATAAAAAAATGGCTTTACCAGCAAGAGTGAAGATAGACCAAAAGATAGGTCAAAAATATGGTGGTATGATAAACAAACTCACCACTAGACTTATGAAGGTAGTAAAGAAAAAGGAAATAGAAAAGGTTAAACAAGCAAGAGCAAGGGTACAAAACTGATGTTAAAGTTTCAGGAACAGGCTGGTCAAGTTGTTTTTACCTTTGGAAGATTTAATCCACCCACCACAGGACATGAGAAACTATTAGACAGAGTAAAACTGATTGCTGGTACAGGTAGGTATGTAATCTATCCATCACAATCACAGAACCAAAAGAAAGACCCATTACCATTTGCGTTGAAGGTTGCATATATGAAAAAGATGTTTCCTACACACGCAAGAAATATACTTGCAGATAAAAAGATAATCAATGTATTCGATATCGCAGTTAAATTGTATAATGAAAAATATACAGATATTGCAATGGTTGTTGGTTCAGATAGAGTAAAAGAGTTCAAAACCTTACTTGACAAATACAATGATGTCAAGAGTAGACATGGTTACTATAAGTTCAGAACTATTTCTGTGATTAGTGCTGGTGAAAGAGACCCAGATGCAGAGGGTGTAACTGGAATGTCTGCATCTAAGATGAGAGCATCTGCATCACAAGGTGATTTTGAATCATTCAAGTTAGGATTACCTAAAGGTTTCAAAGACGGACAAAAGTTATTTAATGATGTGCGAAAGTTTATGGGTATTCGTGAGGAAAGAGATATGGGTTTAATGACAGACTATGAAGAACTTAGAGATGCATATCTTACAGGAGATGTTTGGAATATAAACGATACTATCGTTGCAAGAGGTATTCAAGGTAAAATAATAAATAGAGGAACAAACTATGTATCATTTGTAGATGAAAGTAACAAAGTACACAAAGCATGGTTACACGAAATAAATGTGCATGAAAATCCATTTGCTGGTGGAATGTTAGACCCATCACCTTTAGTGAGAAAACTTAAGGGTAAGTTAGATAGTAGAATAATATCAAAAGTTATTAAAAAATACAAGGACGGAGTTGATAAAGGAAAAGATAAAGGTGGTAGTGCAATATCTGGAGGAAAAAACTCAAAGAATAGATTAATATTTGATATAGTTCGACAATTTGGTTTAGAGACAAAATATGGAATGAACACAAGAGGTATTGCAAAATTTATTAATAAGTTAGTAAGTAAAGGTAAACTTGATAAAAAGTATGTGGTAGAAGCAGAGAAGATTAGAAGAGTTAGACAAGATAAAGATGTAAAAGGAAGTCCTGGCTCAGAACCAGCAAAGTATTTTGCAAAGGGTGCTGGTGGTAAGGGAATGTCTAAGTCAACAAAACAAGCTCGTGCAAGACACTTTGATAAAGGAGCTGCAATGAGTGATGATGACCCAAGAGCATATGAACCTGCTCCTGGCGATAAGGGTAAAAAAACAAAACCATCAAAATATACAAAGAAGTTCAAAAAAATGTATGGGGAGGAAGAAATGGAGTTAGATGAAAAAATAGCAGGTTTAGTGAAGAAGTCTAAACAGACAGGTGTTCCTTACGGTACTCTAAAAAAGAGTTATGACAGAGGTATGGCTGCGTGGAGAACAGGACACAGACCTGGCACTACTCCACAACAGTGGGCATTTGCAAGAGTGAACTCAATGTTATCAGGTGGTAAAGCAGACCCAGACTTACAAAAGATTGCGAGGGCAGCAAAGAAGAGAAAGAAAGCATCTAAAAAAGAAAGTTTTATGAATATTAATACTGTGCAAGAGTGGTTTGAGTCTAATATCACAAGAGCAAAATATCAACTAAATCATGGAGAAGATTGGTGGTGGAAGATGAACGAAGTCCACGATAAGATGTTGGAGAAGATTGATGCAGATTGTTGTGATGATTGTATTAATGAAGAAATGAAACCAGAGGACTCACTAAAAAACTGGGAACATGATGATGCAAAAGGATACGCAGAAAAACTTATTAAAGAATATGGTCAACCAGACGAAGTAACAGAAACAATGTTAAAATGGAATAAACTTGGTTCATTTGGTGAGGGAGAAATGGAAACTTATATTGTTGATGAGAGTATCCCACATAGTTTTCCAAAACCACATAGAGATTATGTGTACACCGTTATGAATATAAAAGTTGATAGTGATATGTTAGATACACTAGGTCATGTAACAGGTAGTATTATCTATGATGGATTAAAAGAAACTGTTACTGCAAGGTGTGGTAGTCTTTATGCAAATGCAGCTACTATGGGATTTGTAAGAGATATGGTAGACGGTAAAGTTCCAGTAGAAGATGGGCCTGCAAAGAAAGAGTATGCAGATAGGATAACAAAAGACCCACTACCAAAATTTTACGATAATAGAATGAATGAGAGTGTAGAACATATGTGTGGACATTGTTTAGAGGAAAGTCTATGGGCAAACATTCATAAAAAAAGACAAAGAATAAAACAAGGTTCAGGTGAGAAAATGAGAAAGCCTGGAGAGAAGGGAGCACCTACACCAGCACAATTAAAAAGAGCAAAAGGTGAGGGATATCAGAAGTTCAATCAGTTTGTATTAAGAAACCACTGGGGTGAAGTAACTGAGAAAGCTGAGTATCAAGGAAGACCTGTAGAACTAAATAATCCTACGAGGGGTGATACAAAGAAGTTTAAGGTCTATGTAAGAAATGATAAGGGAAATGTCGTCAAAGTAGAATACGGTGACCCAAACATGGAAATCAAACGAGATGACCCAGCAAGAAGAAAGAGTTTTCGTGCGAGACACAACTGCGATAATCCAGGCCCTAAGTATAAGGCAAGATACTGGTCTTGTAAGTTCTGGAGTGCAAAGAAATCTGTAACGGATTTAATGAAGGGGTAAACAGATGAGATACAGTAAATCAATGATAGAAGCAGTCAAACAAGTTGCAATGTATGAACAGTTTGATTATGTCCTACTAGATAAAGACAATAAAATTCTCGCAAGGTATAAAGGTAGAGATGCGAAGAAACAAGCAGAACTCAATAAAAAAGGTGCAGAAAAAAAAGTTGGTGTTATGAAACCTATCAAAGTTTACCCAATAAGACCAACGGATAAAAAGAAAATAGGTGATACTGTTCTCGCAATCGGTGAACAACCCCTCACCGATAAGGACAGAGAAGATATTGATGAAGATAGAAAGAACGCACTTGCTGGATTTGATAATCGTATCAGAGATGCAGCCTCAATGGACAGAAAAGATTTCATCAAAGCAAAAGAGTTGTATAAAAGAAAAGATGTAAAGGGATTAAGAAAACATATTTACAGTTTAGACACATCACCTTTAGAAACTGTGATGAATCTTATATCAATACAAGACAGACCATTCTTTGATAAGATGTATCCAAACACAAGAGGTGGAGAGTTCTTAGCAAGGATTGCATACCAACATAGAAACCTAGACGAAAATATTGATGAGAATAAAGATGACGAAAAGAAAAGAATGAAGGGTGCAAAACTAAAACTTAAGATGGGTGATGCACTTGATGAAAAGTTTACTAAAAAAGATTTTGACGATAATGAAGATAAGAATAAACATACAGAAAATGGTGTCGCAGTTGTAAATATGTTTGGTACATCTGCTGAAAAGATGAAAATGGCAGGTATTGCAGCTAGACATAATATGAGAGGTTCTATTAGTAGTAAAGACCAAAAAGATAGAGATGCAATGGTGAACAAGTATTACAAAAAATTAAAAGAGGGAACAGTCAAAGAAGATGGACACACAGATGTATCAAGTGCAATCCGTCAGTGTAAGACAATCACAGAAGACGCAATGCAGATTATGGGTAAGTTAAAATCTATGAGTGGTGAAGACTCATTACCTACTTGGTGGACAAACAAACTTGCAGTTGCATCAAACAGTATGAATAAGATAAGAGATTATCTATTAGTTCCAAGTATCCAAGAAGAAGCTGGTGATATACCAGACCTTAAAAACTTAATTAGTGAATTAGTTAAAGCATCTGGTATGCACCTTGCACAATCTAAAAGAGTTCAGGCTCATGTGGATATGATGACCAAAGCAAATGCAAAGGGCCCAGAGGGTGCTGGTGGTTTAGCAGACTTAAAGAAAATTGTTGGTGAATTACAGAAGGCATCTGAAGCACACAAAAGACAATCTAAAAGTATTGATGCTCATGTAAAGTTCATGGAAAAAATGGAACAAATAGATGAAAGAATGAAACTACCTCGTCAGTTGATAGACAAAAATAAAGAGGTTATGATTGTAAAAAAGAATAAAGTTATCGTAGTTGATAAAAAAGACCAAGACAAATATATGCGACAAGGTTGGGAACTTGCAGAGAGAGAACTCACTCCAAGAGAACTGAAAAGAAGAGAAGAGATTGCAAAGAAACTTGACCTTAAAGACTTTGAGAAAAGATATGGTAAAGACAAAGGTATGAATGTAAAGATGGCTGTTGCAACAAAGATGGCAAAGAAAGAAACAGAAGAAGGTACAAAATTTTACAGAGATGTAACAAGTAAAGATTTATTAGAAAATAAATTTAAAGATGCGAAGAGAGGTGCTCAACATTTTTCCAAAGTTGATGGAACAGAATATGTTTGGAACTTTGTATATGATGACTTTGGAAGAACAAAACTCACTACTGAACCAGATAAGGCTACGCACTTGGTGTACACTATGGAGGGATTAGATAATCCACAACTATTGAAGATAAGTGAGAGAGAAATTTTAGATTACAAAAAAGGAGAAAACAATGAGTTATCTAAAAAGTAAAAAGGGTAGTCTTGAAAGTTCCATAATTGGAATCTGGAATGAGGCTGCAAAAAAAACAGAGGGTAATGCGTTTGGAATGGCGTTACAACAAGCAAAAGAAAATGGTGACAAAAAATTTGTGGTTGGTGGTAAAACTTATGATGTCAAACAAGAACAAGAGAAAATGGACAAGGTTAACAAGGTTGCACTTGGTAAGAAGTTTAAAGACAGAAAAGACAAAGATATTGACAATGATGGTGATGTAGATTCATCTGACAAGTATCTACATAAAAGAAGACAAGCAGTATCTAAAGCGATTGCAAAGGAGAACTTTGAAGTGGGTACAAAAGAAAGAAGAGACCATACTTTAAAAACAACTCCAGGCCAATCACCAGAGGAATTTGAACAACAAGTAAGTGTAATGCATAAGAAAAAGAACTCTATGCGTGAAGCAATCGCAAAGATGTGGGGTGTTGATGAAGGTCATAATCCATTTGACAAAAATGGAAAAAAAGGTGATAATAAAGATATGAAGAAAGAAAAGAAGACAATGACTGGACAACCACAAACTAAAGTAGAAGTTGAACCAAAGATTGATGAAAAGAAGAAATGAAACAACTATACGAACTAAGAGAACAGGTAAGTGAAGGTGACTTACCAGAAATCTATTGTGATATGGACATGGTTCTTTGTGATTTTATCAGAGGTGCAGATAAAGCAATAGGAGAACCTTTTGTTCAAGCAGATAAAGAAACAAGGTGGAAGAAAATAAATAATACTAAGGGATTTTGGGAAGGACTGCCTTGGATGGCTGGAGGTAAAAGATTGTATTCATTTATCTCAAAGTATGACCCTCGTATTCTTTCTGCGTATAGTACACAAGATGCAAACTCCAGAAGGGGTAAGTTAAAGTGGTTGGCAAAAAATACTAAGATACCAAGAGGTAAAACACATTTAGTATTAAGGTCACAGAAGAAAGATTTTGCAGTGAATAGAGATGGAAGTCCAAATCTCCTTATTGATGATTATATAAAAAACATAAAAGAGTTTGAGTCTAAAGGTGGTATAGGTGTACACCATACCGACACAGGTAAAACTCTAAGAGAACTTAAGAAATTAGGGTTCAAATAATTATAAATAGTTAGAAAATAAGGAGAAACAGATGCCTTTAGCAAAGAGTTTTAATATTGTACTGGAAGACTCCTCGGCTGAGAATGAATATGTCGTTCTAAACGGAACAGACAGCACTGGTGTTGCTGACTCTGGGGACAGAGTTATTGGACTAGACGCAAGTCAAAGTGAGGCAAAACCCAGTTGGTTAACTGAAGCAGCTGATGGGTCTGGAGATTACGCAAAAGAAAATGTTATCGCATTTGATGGTGGTTGGGGTTTTCAACCTGGCTCAAAGTCAAGTGGTAACGACAATACAAACGCAGACCCAGAGATTATAGCTGCGATAAGAGGATTAAGAAAGTCAATAGATGTTCCTACTGCACCACAAGTGACAATAGGTAATGCATCAGACAAGACAAAGTTCTTTCCAGATGGAGATACCTTTACAGGTGTCGCATCATCATCTATGGGTGATGTCGTTGTATATGTTAGATATAACGAACAGATTGATGTTACAGGAACACCACAGTTACAGTTGAAACAAGCAACTGCGTTAGGTTCTACTTTTGGAACAATTATGAGTATGAACTCATCATATTGTGATTTTTCAAATGGTATCATTGCATTTGCATTACCAGCAGGCACAGATACAAGAACAAGTAATGTAACAAATAATACACTTGGTGTTAATTCAGATGACGCAATAAGTTTGAATAGTGGAACAATCAGTAAAGTTGCTGGTGATAGAGTATTAGATGAAGAAGGTAATCCAATGCAACTAAACTCAACTGCTTCTGCAACAGACACAAACGGATTATTAAGATTAGAAGGAACTATGGCTGCAGACTTGACATTGACTCTTGATTCAGATGCATCATTTACTGTATCCTAATAAGTCGTATAAATAAAAATAAAAGTGAGATTATATTATGGTAAATGAAAAGACTATTAATAAAAGAATTGCAGCTCTTGAGAGTGATATCAAAGTAATGACAAACACTATACAAGAGTTAGATGCTAAGAAACAGGAAGCAATCGCAAACTTAAATGCACTACATGGTGCAAAACAACAATGCGAAAGTTTCTTAAAAGAATTACATAATGATGACCAGACTGCTTCGGCTGTGTCTGGTTCGTGATGTAGGAATTTACCTACAGTAACATTCCCCTTAACTGGGGTTCTTATTAATAAGGAGAAGGCACATGGCCGATAAGAAAATTACAGCGCTTACTGACTTAAGCACTGGAGTTGCTGGTGCAGACTTACTTCATGTTGTTGATGACCCAACTGGTACACCAATTAACAAGAAGGTTTCTGTAACAAACTTCATTAATAACTTACCATCTTTCATAGGTTTCTCAAACTCTGTGCAAGATATTTCATCTGCGACTACTACTGCAATATCAATCACAACTGCTTTGACATTGTTAGAAACAACAGGTACTAATGCTGCTACAACACTTGCAGACGGTACAGTTGTTGGACAAATCAAAATAATTGTTCACGATACTGACGGTGGTGCATCTGAGATGACACCTGCTGACCCAATGGGTTATACAGATGTTGACTTCGTATCATTAGGTGATTCATTCACATGTATTTGGAGTGGAACATCATGGGCTGCGTTATCAAACATCAACTTAGCTGCTGATGATGGTATCGTTGAAATCTCAACAACTGACTAATTTGGTTGTTCAATTTTTAGTGGGGGGAAACCCCCACTATCTTTTTTATTAAGGAAGTAGATATGGTAAAATCATTTAAAAGATATTTAAAAGAAAGGTCATACAGTGGTTCTAGTCCAGGCGATGAATATGGTATTGACTCTGACACAGGTATGTCTGCTGGTGATGTTACAAATGCAGATACACTAAGAAAATTAAATGCGTATATTGGAACTATCGGTAACATGGAATATCTACTCCCAGAACACGCACTTAATCGTTTAAGAACCAGTTTAATGAAAGTTGGATTATCATTTGGTGATATACCTCCAATGGAAGGAATGAGTGGTTCATTCGATTTACCTTTGACTAGATTTGGTGGAAGGTTCGGAAAAGATGAGAATACACCTATTGATGAGTTTATAAATGATGATGGTATCTCACACATTATCGAAGGTGGATTAGCTCTTAAAATTAATTATGAGATGTCCCCCAAAAATAATTCATGTAGGGTGTTTGCAAAGATAGCA